TTGATAAAGATGTTGATACTATCATTCTCATTTGCATTGAATAGTAACGAGATTAGATCTCTGTAGTTTGGAGGCTCTCCAATTTCAGTATCAAGAAATACATCGTGGCGTTTTACTTCTTGAGTTACCGTTCTAATAAAATCAAACTCTCTTGAGAATAGATTAGGAATAATCTCTTCTTCTTTATTTGAGGCTTTTTTCATGATTACTTTCTATAAAATTTATGATTACCGATTTCAACTGTCATCTTTTCAGGTTCTGCCCACTCGGGAGATACTTCGTGATTATGAAAGAATAATGCTCCTCCTGTTATGTCTCTTATTTCACCAAAGTAAATCTTCTTGGCTAATTTGTTGAGCTCATTGTATGTAGTTTGGGGGATTTGGCGTATCTTGCCACTGCAAAACCATGAAAACTGACACGCTCCCTTATACGATTGAGTAATGACACCGCATATACTGTTAGGGAAATGTTTACTTTTCGCTCTGTTCATGGTAACGTTGCCCACGGCAATCTTGCCTTGCTTGGACTCGCTGCCTGCTTCATAGTACATGTTCATGGTCAAGCACGCAATCTCGGCATCAATAAGTTGCTTGATCCCAAGGTTATTGTTATGCAGAGGTGATACGACAAAGAGTAAGGCAATTGCCAAGAATACTTTGATCATAGTCCAAAGGTTTCCTTGTATTGTTTGCGAAGCTGCATGAACTCCTTGATCCAGTTGTCTCGGTGATCGACGAATACGAGGGGTGATTCGTCCTCTACTGCCATGAGAACAACCAGCTGGGTGATTGGCTTCTTTGTTAGTTCTTCCCACATCACGGCATATGCAGCGCATTGCATGAAATAGGAGGGAATGTCTTCCGCTCTTTTTACTCTACTAGAGGTTTTGAAGTCTATGATTGATAGGCGATTGTTCCAAAATCCCACACAATCCACGGTTCCCGCTACACCCAGAAACTTGCTGTATAGGGGTGCCTCGAGTGCGTATACCTCTTCTATCTTTTCAACAAGTGGCTTGAAACTTACCCACATGTCGTAGTTGAAGACATCTCTTGGGGGTTTCTGCGTGCCTTTTATGTGTGCTTCACACAGTGCATGAATGTATGTTCCTCTGTGTGCAGCACGCGCCGCGATTCGTTTTGCTTCTTCTTCACCAACAGAAGCTTTCCAGTTATCCAGATCTTGATTGGGTTTGTGTGATAGAATAGTAGTTACAGAAGGAAGCTCGGTGCCGTCATCTGTTACATAAACTCTGCCAAATTTACCCGTCTTTCGTTCTAATGTTGGAAGTTCTGTTGGTTGGTACTTCATTAAAGATTGCTCATTGCTCGATCGTAGATTGCCTGTCGGTCCTCGAGCCCATGATAACCACCATTGACGATCTTTGTTGTCTTCTTGACGTCATCAGCATAATCGTTCAAGTTATTCGCGGTCCAGAACCAGCATGCTGATAGTATAGCATATCTGGGCTCTACTAACAACTCTGGTTCACGCACAAGTCTATCATCTTGAAACAAGAATTGTGAACAAGCAGAATAATTTCTAAATCCTGTGCATTGAATTAGACCTCTGCCTCTGTACTTCCAACCTTCTCCCAATTCCTCGGGACCATTGCCCATCCTATTTGCATAGACACGAGAAGCAATCTTCTCGGGCTTTCTTGCATACTTCTCAGCCAACTCGGGAGTGGGAAAATACTTACTAAAGGTCTTCAGCAAACCGTCCTTGGAATAATTTAAGTTTTCCGATAGAACATTGAAGTGCGCGGACTCATGCCCTGTTTGTGAAAGAAAAGATGCAATCTGATCAATCGCAGTGATGTCGTATTTTGGTAGTTCTTCATTCAATGCATCAACCCATAGAAAAGGTTCTTTGCATCTTGGAAGAATGTTTAGAAGAGATTCTGTTGTTAGCATATTAGTACCCGTTCTGTTCGCAAGCGATAATCCAGTCGCGTACCAAAGAGCTTCTCACGATATCGTTTGGAGTGAAGTAGACTTCCTGGAACGCCGACATTGATGTAGCGACCTTTCTGAAATCATGAAAGGCGCTTGTGTCTTTGTTAGACTTGATAAGATCAGTCTGCTTGAAGTCACCACAGAAGATGATCTTGGAGCGATGACCAACACGTGACACAATCGTATTTATCTCTGACCAGTTGCAGTTCTGAATTTCATCAACAATAATTATAGAATCGTCAATGGAGATACCACGAATTGCCGTTGTGCTGATGAAACGTGCGTGTCCTTGTTCTTTTAGGCGATCCCATGCGTCGGATCTGCCAAACAGAGTACCACAAATTTCCTTGTAGGGTAGTTCGTAAATCTCTTGCTTTTCTTCCAGATTGCCGGGTAGGTGACCAATCTCACGCAACTGCACGAGACTTCTCACTACTACAACCTGCTTGAAAGGATTGTCTTTTGCCAGCACCTCCTCAATGGCTCTGTACATTGCAAGGAATGTTTTACCCACACCGGGGCTACCAAAGAGTCCAATGAAATAACCCCCTCCCCGATACATCTCAAAAAACTTTGATTGATTCTCGGTTAGGGGGTCAAAAGTGCGTAGATGATCTAGTTTTACTTTTAGTCCATTTGATACAGGTTGATGTTGGTACTTGTTGTCTTCGCCTTCAACTACTTCTTCTCGTCGTTGAGCCGCAGTCTTTTTAGTTGCCATTACAGGTCTCGTTTAGTGGAACACTCCTGTATATAGTTACCGTATGCTATCTTTCAGAACACTACCACCGGGAGATCTTTCGGAAATCTTCTGCAGAACTTCTCGGAATCCATTGTCGGGTTTTACTCTGCCCAGACGAACAGGATCACCAAAATTAGGTGAGTCAACCAAAGCGCGTTCAAGTCGGGGATTAGCCTCCTTGAACGCGTCTAGTTCTGACATTCGCATTACATGTTCTTCGAACTCTCCTGTGTCTAGGTTCTTGAATGTGTATGTTGGCATTACACTAGTACCTCTGCCTTTGCTGTGTTACGAATTAGTTCAACCTTATCAATAATCTCATGTTTAATGGTGTTGAACTTTGCATCATCATATAGAACACCCAGGCCACCGTGCTTGGTGAAACTTGCAATAACATCACTTCTATCATCAATCATGAGTGTTCGACTTGATGAATAGTTCTCCTTGAGACTCCATGAGTTTACAAAGTTTACCTTTGATACCTTTATGTCGTGCATATGAAGCCATTTGGTCTTTTGAGCAGCAACATCAATCGCAACCTCTTTGTTGTACGTACCCAGAGAAGACAGAATTTGCACTTCTAATTGTAGTTCATCAAACAAAAGACTCAGTAGCTTCTTTGCATTCGGCAACATAGGCAAGTTTGCAAAAATTCTATGTACACGAACCGCATCATGGAACTTTTGCTTTGAGTCGATTGAAGGAGCGACTGCATTGTACACAGAGATGAAGTCGGAAATTACTCCATCCATGTCCAGCATAATAATTGGTTTCATTTTACGTAGTTCTTCAGATTAGGTTTGAAGAAGTTCTTGCCCTTGATAACCTTGCCATTAGCATCTTTTGCCATGTACCGATTACCGTTTTCATCTTCCATGCACTTTGACATGTTAGAGCTCATTACTTCGTTTGCAGCAAGTTCTACCTCTGCACCGATTGCACAAGCACCACCCAGAGCAACCACTGCCAAGTCAATGTCAGCATCTAGTGCTTCTACTCGATGCTTGTGTTCCATCTTTTCAACTAGTTCGTCGAACTTGCCTTCCTTGAATAGCTTTGAATGGTATTCAAGTGCAACACGCAACTTACCCAGCTTTTCGTATGGATCGGGAATGGACTCGATCTTCTCTGCCATTTCCTCTAGTTGTAGACCAACATAAAGGGCAACCATACGAGGGTTGAAGGTATCTTGACCGCCTGCTAGACGGTTGAACTCAACAACCTCTTGTACAAAATTTCGTTCTTTCTTTTTCATGGTCCAAGATCCATCCTTATTGTCGATCCATTCAATCATGTCACCAATCTTCCAACTTTCTGGAAGGGCACCATCGGGAAAGACAAGATATGCTTCGTCTCCATCCCACTTTACATCAACCATCATAGCTCTGTCTCCGCTAGTTCATACTCTTCTCGAAGCTCGCCTGGGTAGCCCCTTGGGTTAAGTATAAGTTCACATTCACCCATAGTCAATCTTTTTGCTCTATGAGTGTGCCCACAGTACCATCTCTTGATGCGCGGGTTGTCCATAATAAAGTTGTCAAGGTTGTTATGATAGCAACAGTTGAGCGAATCACTAAAATAAACAGGGTCACACATTGCCAATGAAGGCGAGTGGTGTGTTACAACCACATAGTTTGAGCTGTGGTGAAATTCAATGTCGGCTCTCAATGCTGCCAAGAATTCAAAATGGTCCTCTGTTGTATCGCTGGGAAGCAATGTCCCCGAACGATACTTCATAACCATTTGATCATCTTCATTCTTTGTTCTGTATGCTACTTTTCTTGTATTGTTCTCCACAAGGTAGTAGTCATTCATTCCTGTTCTTGCAACCTGTGCTTTGATTGGATCCGACAAGTCAGTCCACATTGTACCACCAAAGAAACGAACCCCGTTAATAAAGACACCGGTCTTTTCCAAAAGAGCAATGTTGCTAAATTGGTAGATAAAATCACCAATTAGATATTGTGTCTTTGCAAAATCGCCTTCATAGTGTTCATGGTTGCCCATCACATAGATGACATTCTTGTAATACTTTGAAAAACAATCAAACACATTGTCGAGCTTTGTTCGATAGCCCTTCTTCTTGTTCTTCAACACCTCAGAATTTAGAATGTCACCCGCAAGAATAAGCACATCGGCATTTGGACCGTTGTACAAAATGGTGTCCGACAGACCAAAGTTCTCTTTGTGTCCGTGGAACTCAAGATGCAAATCCGATGCGCTTACAATTTTCATTTCAATCCCAATCTTCGTCTTCGTCGTCTTCTTCTTCTGAATTTAGTTCAATGGTGTAATCACCTGGGTAATCTTCATCTTCTGTGAACCCGACAGAAACGCTACCAAATTCATACTCGTCGTTGAACTCGCTCAGGTCACACATAAGATCAGACACTGCGCTCGTCTCTAGATTTCGATCACCCAGTCGAACATGGTTCAACACAGATACAATAGCATTCCATTGATCTGTGGTCATTAGAACCCTAACATTGCCCCTATCAGTAATCTTTGCCTTTGCCATATCAAACTCCTTTTATGCTAATCAAATTCAAACTATCTGCCTCGTTCTTGTCGATACGCACCTGAACGAATCGAGGCAAAAACAGAGACCACTTTGCACCATCTGTTTTGTTGACGATGCGTTCATTGTATTGGACTTCAACAATCTTGTCAATGAAGAAGCTAAACTTCTCTGCTCTATCTTGATCCGTTAGACCAGTTCCCACATTTACCTCAAGCTCGCCATCCGAGCTCTGGCACACAAGGGCACCAATCTTTCCTTTATTCTTGCCAGTACCTTCTTCTACACCAACAACTCTAAGATCACAGGTTAGAATGCCTTTCATCTTCAGCTGATACTTGCTACGCTTGTTTTCCCAGAAACTTTCCTTGTCCTTTAGAATAGTTCCTTCGTTTCCATCCTTATATAGTTTCTTGAAATGATTCAATGCCTCTCGCTCGCTGTTGACCATCTTAGTCTCAACAACCGATGCGTTATGGCGAAACTTTTCACTGTACTGCACAAGAGCTTGAAACCGATACTCGTATACCTTGCGCCAGATACCAGCCTTCCAATCAGCCAGGGGAACGATATCAAAGGCAACAAAGTGCAGTTGCTTTGCCTGTGCCGCGGGGATTGTACCCTTCACTGCACGGTTCACGATGCCATTACCCTTCTTTCGTTCCATGAACTTGCCGGTGTTTTCTGTAACAAGCAACTCGCCGTCAAAGACAAGATTGTCTGTTACATTGGCAAACCAATCAAAGTAACCATGAGTCTCGATGGGACGCCCACTCGAGGAATACACAGTAACAGTGCCATTGTTGATGACAATCTGTGCCCGTGCACCATCCAGCTTTAGTTGACTGTAGGCAGGAAACGAAATGTTTTGAATGGTCTTCTCGTCATGAGGGGTAGCCTTCATTACCGGAAAGTCAAAGATAAGACCTTTCCACACAGCATTGACAGTTGCCTCTGCTACGCCACACTTGGGATCCTTGCCAAGGATACGGGTTAGAACCTCTGCATTGTTCTCTGTTACATTTTCGAGAACGTAAGTAAGATGGCTAATGGCATCGTTACCTGTGATTGCACGAGTTGCAAATTGCTTCTCGAATTGATCCATACCCCAATCCAAATTGTCACCAATCGGTTTACGGTTGGGCGTATACACTGGAATCTTCTTGATGCCAAATGTAATCAGGGGATCAAGTGCAAGCCTGAAGAATTCCTTTAGTGTCAGATTGTCTTTGTTTGTGCGTAGAATAGCCAACTTCTCATTTCGAGAAGAAACAGCCGCCAAAGAATTGAGAATAGAAAGTACAGACATCAAATCACCTTGCCCAAAACACCGTATATAAGTTTATCCAAATCTGCTTGATAGTCAAGACCCCTGCGACGATTCAACCAGATAGATTCTAGTAGTTCACGCATTTCATCACCATCAACACCTTTGGTATTGTAGCCAAGACCCCTATTTTCAAGTTCTTCAATAAGATCATCGTCATCAAACTCTGACAAATCAACTTCAACTTCGGTTTCAACCGTTACATATCTTGTTGTCATAATTACTTCACGTCCTAAACTTACGCTCATACCAAACACGAAGTGTGTCGCTGATACGGTGACTAAACAACATATCAACTATTATAAACACCATACTAAGACACAACGCTACTACCAAGAAGGTAAGAAAACCCGCCATAATCAGACCCATTGTTGCCATCATTCATTCTCCTATTATTTGATCTTGAACATCACAATGTAAAAAACCTTGACCAAGATAGCCAAGATCATCACCATACCAACGGCTGCAATAGACAGCGCCAAATAACTAACGATTTCTGCACCTAACATCATTCTACTCTAAACTTTTCAACGATGTCGTAGTAGACGATCTCCATACCGTATCCCACAGCACGATCATAGTCGCTGCCTTGATATCGTAGAGCAATTCGCTCCTTGTGGTCGCCTAGGCACTCACGGATGATCAGTTCGGCGAACTTTTCCTGCCACTTGTCTCGGTCAAACGCTGGACTAAATTCTTGTGTAGCCTGTTTGGCAAGTTTTCGAATTCGTTCGTTCATCATTCAACTCCAAACCTAAAGTCGGTTTCTATATTCCAATTCTCAAGAAAAAGATAAAAAATGTAACCATCTAATTGTGAATCTTCTAAACACTCACAGTAGATCAAATCTTCGTTATCACGGTGCCAGTATTTTGGTATTAGTGTTA